ATTAGGTGTATGTGTTCTTAATTTATATCTATTCTTTGCAATATTCCATTCAAAATTATCTATAGCCATTTGGTCTTGGTTAGCTGGTAATGATGTGAAATTTAATTTAGGGAATGTCAACATATCTATAGGAGTTAAATAAGTATCACTATCAGATGTTTTTCTGAATGTACCCTCATATCTACCATTATTTGTACTCATATCTGCTAACCTCAATCTACACATCATTGTTTCTAAATCTTCAGTATATGTTCTATCAAAATGCTGATAGGCAATAATTGGAGAGCCAGCAGAATTTACAAGAGCATTACTATAACTTCTATCTTCTATTTGTCCAAATCTCACATCTACTGGTGGTATTACTCCACTATTGTTTCTAAATGTAGATTCACTAATATTTACAAGTGTAGAATAATATTCTAAATCTGTAGAAGCCTGCAACTTAAATTCATCAAAATACATTCTAAAATTTGTGCCACTTAGAAAATTAGCTTCTTCAGGTTCATATAATTCTATTGTAATAGCACCTGATACTGGAATAGGTGTAATTTTAAAATTATATCTTATCCATTCATTTGATACATCATTATTAATTCTATTAAAAGTAGATGTTGCTGTTTTCCATTCATTATCTTGAACTGACCAATACCTTGTACTTCCACCACCATCAGGAGTTAAAAATAATTTAAAGTATAAATTATAATTTAATAGGTTACCATCATAAGTTGCTGGCTGGTCTGCAAAAATAGAAAACTGAAAATCAAAATCAGTAGATAGAAAGGTATTACTATAACTTGCAGTATTATTAGATGCAATAACAGTTGTAGCACCACCACCAGTAGTATCATTACCTATGTTTAACATTGAATAACTACCCTGATAAGGTGGTATTCCAAAAGTAGTAGTATCTTTATCAACTGCAAATGTATTTGCTGTGTTTGTTATAGTCCAATTATTAATAGAATAAGCATCTGAAGGAATAGAACCTGAAGGTGCTGAAACACTTTCAAAATCACCATTAGTAACATCTGATTGTAGTGTATCTTTAATTCTTATATTAACTCTATTTCTAATAGCTGGTCTCCTTATACTTTTAATTAAATCTCTTTTTAATGGTTGTATTGTATCTGCATTTTGTGTGCTGTTTATATTTTTTATAGGGTCAGCAATAGATAATGTACTTTCATTAGAACCATTTTTATCATAAGTAATAAACTGTGAAGGATTACTAGAAGAATAATTTTGATTAAATGCAGATAGTGATAATGCATCATTTGAAATAATTGTCCAAGTAGAATTATGCTGGAATATTCTACAGTTAAACATTAACAATAAATTGTTAATTATAAATTTTGCATCTAATGGATTACCATTTTGATTTTTAAATGCTTGTATGTCATTAATAAATGTTTGAGCAAATGGATTTCCCTTAGATGGTGTTACAGAAGATGCAGAAGTTTGTTGCAATCTACATAGAAATTTATATGAAAAATCTAAAGATTTACCAGCATCACCTTGACCATTTTCTAAATTTATTTGTCTTAGACATTCTCTTAACGCATCATAAGCTGAAGGTCTTACAGTAGTCAATTCATAATCATATCCTTCTAAAGTTCCAATTAAATCTGATGCATAAGCCTCAACAAGAAAAGGAAAAGATTGTAAAGGAAGGTTAAATGAATCTTGCATAATAAAGCCAGTCCAATACTTTCTATAAATATCATAACTTTCTCCACCACTATCAGAAAAAATATCTGAAGATAATTTTATAATAGTAGCACTACTAACTTGTGCTACAGTTGTTGTTTCTCCAGTTGTATTATTTATAACAACATCACCAACTTCTAAGGAAGTTGTGAAATCTACAGAATCATCTTTTAATCTATTAGCTACAGCATAAGCATCACTTGTACCATTTATTCTTCTTGAAGAAACTACAACTTGAAATTCTCTATCATTACTAGGTTCTAAAAAATTTATACTACCCTCTGCATTCCATAAAAAGTTAGCAAGATTCCAATTTGTATTCTCTTGTTCCCAAGCATCACCACCAGTTCCTTCTTCTATATAGAATTGTAATTTACAAGAACTACCTATAATTGGATTGAAAAAATCATCATCTTGTTGATATGATATAACTACTGGGTTTGGACCGAGTGTCAGATTACTAGATACAATTCCTGAATATCCATCTTCATATATCTGTAATAAAAACTTATGTTCATCAGGGTCAAAGAAATTAACTCTATATAATTCACCGTATGCCATATCATTAACCAGTTATTCTTGCTCTAAAATCCCCAGCTCTTTCTAAAGCTAGAATTAAATCTTGTCCTCTTAATGTAAATTCTCCTCTTGTATTCCCTGAAGTAGCACCTAACATTTGTGGTAATCTATTTAAAGGTATTACAGCTTCAGATTGTGAACCTTCTCCTATCATTGCTAATGTAGGTGATGTAACGATACCACCTTCAGCAAGTCCCGGTATTCCACTAATTTTACCAAATATAGTTTTGAATGAACCAAGACCTAAAGCAGAAGCTACAGCCGATATTGCAGTCATGATTGCAAGTTGTTTAATTAATTGTGCAATTACTTTTTTAATACCTTTAAGGAAAGAACCAAAACCTTCAGGGTCATTTAAAGCATCAAAAAATAAATTCATGCCAACACTAACCATATTAGAAACCATTGCTAATTGTTGTTGGGTTTTAGAGGTTTCCTCTACAACTGTTTTGAAATCTAATAATTTAAGTTTAGAGAAATCTAAACCTTCTGCCATTCCTCTTGTTGTTGTTGTTAAAAGATTTGCAGTATCATTTAATAAAAATAATTCAAACTGAACATCATTTGTTATTTCTGATATATCCTCAAAATTTGTTTTAAAGGTTTTATTAAATTCATCTAAAACATTAAATGTTCCTCTAGGCTTATCACCACCTAAACCTGATAAATCTAAAACTGGTGTGGTTGCTCTTTTAGGTGAATCTGCACCAGTTGGAACTTTAGATAATTCTTTATTTAAGTTTTTAGCACTTTTTGTTGTGTCATCAAATTCTTTTCTTAATCCATCTAATTTAAAAAAGTTTACCACATCTGCAACTAATTCTAAACCACTTGCTACTAAAGGCAAAACAACTTCACCAATTTCTAACAATGATGTTGTTAATCTTACTAAAGCCTTGTCAAATTCAGATGCAGATGATTTAGCATCAATTTCAAAAGCTGTACTTGTAGCTCCTACTGATTTAGTTAACGCATCAAATATTTGTCGGGTGCCATCGGCATTAGCTCCCATTAAATCTAAAACCCCAGATAAAGCTCTTACGTTTCCAAACACTTGAGCAGCTGCCTCATCATTGCCCTCAAATTCTTTTTTTAATGATTCAAGTGTTGCTAAAAGTCCTTCCTCTTTTAACTGCCTTCTTAACTCTTTTGAAGATAACCCCATTTCAGTTAAAGCTTCTTCTGCTTGCTTTGTTGGTTTTAATAATGAAGCTAATATTCCTCTTACTTGTGTAGAAGCTTCCGCCGCATTTGTACCCGTTCTTGATAATGCAGCAAAGGCAGCACCAACCTCATGAAATTCAACCCCCATTGCAGAAGCTAATGGCAATACTCTACCCATAGACTGTGCTAATTCACTAGCTTCTAATTTACCTTCACGTACTGCCGTTACCATTACATCTGTGGCTTCAGTTGCTGATAGATTAGCGGAGCCGTATGCGTTAAGTGCTGATGTTGCTAAATCAGCTATTGTTTTTGTTTCCCCCAACCCAACCTTTGCAGCTTTCATTGATGCTTCTAAAACATCCATTGCTTCTGATCCTCTTAAACCTGCCGATGTAATAAAAAATAAAGCATCTCCAGCTTCATTAGCATTAATTCCTATTTCTTCAGAAAAATCTTTTACAGACTCAGCCATTTTATCAACTTCGCTTCCTGCTACACCCACTAATGATTTTATTTGGGTCATTGATTTATCGAAATTTTTCGCGCTTCTAATAGCTTGAACGCCTGCTGCAGTTAAAGCCCCAGCTAATAATAATTTTATATTTGATGCAGCTCCTTTAATTTGTTGTTGAAAACCACCTAAAGATTTTTTAGATTGGTTTACAGCACCTTTAAACCCTTTGGCATCTCCTGTAATTCGATAGTGTAATGATTCTTGATTCATAAGAAATATTTAAAACAAATATAAATATTTTACAGCTTAAGTTTTTTTCCATTCTTTTATGCTGTTCCATTTATTAATAATATTATTTAAATTTTTCTTTGATAATGGTTTTGCTTTTGGTAAATCCCCTTTTTTATCTTGAGGTAATGGAAATAATTTTTGTGGTTGTATTCGTTGGGAAGCTTTAGTAGCTTTTAAATTTATCATCATAGTTGCTATATAACGAAGTCTTTCCCATTCTAAATTATTTTTTATTTGGTATGCTTCAGATAATCTTATATTTTCATTTAATGTATTATTCCAAAACACATCAGGTAATATTCCACATTGGCCTATGTAAAAATCTAAAATTAACTCCCAGCCGTTTTTATCTACTTTTTTTTTTGACTTGATGTAGCCCTTTCTATCCCCATATTAAGGTCATTGCCTAATATTCTAGATTGAGAAAGTGTATTCATAACTTTGGTAAGTTGTTTTGAATTAAAATCTTCAAGCCAATTGCCAACATCATAAACAGTATAATCAGGATTATTTCCTTTTTCTTGGTCATACGCAATTAAACCCGAATAAATTAAAGCTCTTATAGTTGAAATGTTAATTCCTTTTGTAAAAAACTCATCTAAATCGTTTAAACTAATATTTAATGTTTCGGTAAAGTGACACCAAAAATTCATAGAGAAATGGAGGGTTCTTAATTTCCCTCCAATCTCTACCTCTACGTAACCTCTTTTGCTATTCATAAAGTAAATCTACAATTAATAATTGTAAATTAAAAATTATGAGTTAGTTCCAATAGTTACACTACCTGATGAAGAAAAAGTTCCTGAATATGTTACGGGAGCTTCACTATCGGCTGTATAATCAATAGACGTTAAAAATCCATCACAAGAATAAACAACATCACCTGATAGGGCAGTTGCAAACTTGCAATTAACTTTTGTTCTATTATTAATAAACACCATTAATTCTTCAAGATTTGTTGAATCATCGTAAGTTACAAAACCATCAAAACTCATATCTAAACTTCTTGAGCCAGCAATAATTTCACGATAACCCGAACTATCTTTCGATGTAGCATCAGGAGTATCGAGACTAAAGCTAATTGATGATGAAGTAGTATGTCCGATAGTGTCATAAGAACCACTATCAGCATTTTTGATACTTAATACAACGGTAGTTCCGTTCATTAATCCAGCTGAAGGCATAATATTAAAATTTAATTGTTAAACAAATAATACTACAAACTTAAAAAGAAATGTGTAAAATTATTTTTATTCTGATTCTTCAGGTGCTTCTACACTATCATTTTCAATTTGTAGTGTAACTGAAGTAGGGTTGAT